TAGACCCATAGCTGTTGCAGCATCAGTTTCAGCCTGTGAACTACCTTCAAAACCACCTAAACCGTTAAAGTATAAATGACGTTGTTCTTCAACAGGCATGTTTTTTAATTGTTGAACATACTCCTGTTTCATAACATCAAAAGCAGCGTCATCTATTTGAGTACCTTTTAAAGATGTTGCCCTTGCTGTATCAGCATTTTTTCTTACTAAACTTCCACCTAACCCTTTGACTGCTTTTGGAAAAGATATATCAGATAGTCTTTGATCGTAAGAAACAATCTTTCCATTTTCATCTTCTCTTGAACCATTTAAAGTCATACCGTCTCTTGTAAACTTAGCACCTCTATCATACCAGGTGTTATTTGCAAAATCAAGTATATTATCTTTTTCATTTAACTTAACCCCATCGCCAATATAAGGAACTGTTTTTTCTGCAGTTTTACCCATGTCATTAGCTGTCTGAAAATCAGCGTAAACTTGCGCTAATCCAGATTTTATTTTTTCATTTTCTTCAGCTGCTTCTCTTTTCTTTTTTCTTGAAAGACTACTTCTCATTATTTTAGCATTTGCAGTGTATACAGATTTTTCTCTAGCAATGTGTCTAGTTAAATCCATCATCGCAGCTTCAGGCACAACATCTCTAGGTATTTCACCATTAAAGTCAGACATGTTTTTATCGTACTGATCTTGTTTATCACCTATCATTTTAGTAACAGAAGCTATACCACTAACAGCTCTTTGAAATGATTTTTGTCTGTCTTGTTTTTCTTGGCGAGCTAAATCACCTTTTAATGCACCTGCTCTGTAAAAAACATTTGGATCTATTGCCATAGTTATATCTGTTTAAAGTTTACGTCAATTTTATTGTAATCAACAGCGTTGTAATTATTAAGTTTGACAACAGCTTGTGGAACTTCGTCTGCCATAACTCCTTGGTAAACTCCATTGCCAAATTTTTCTTTGTTTTTATATTCAAAAGAATATATGTTAATACCACTGGGTGATTTACCAATTAAACTTATATTTTTCTTTAATTTTCTATCACTTGTAGCAATAGATCCAGCACTACCTGCAAGATCCGCTACAGTACCTAAGTAACCCATGTATTGATTAAACGTGTTGCCTTGCTGTCTTTGTTGCTCAGCAGTTGCGTATTGCCCAGATCTAGCAGCTACCATAGCTTGTTGTTTTTCGTATTCTAAACCTCTAGCAGTTTCAGCACTTGCTAGTTGATTATACTGTAGCTCTGCAGCACCACCTAAAATCATTCCTTGTTGCGAGGCAGCACCACCTAACACCATTGCTTGTTGAGCAGCTGCACCTTGCATTATTTGCGATTGTTGATCTGCAGCACCACCCATTATCATACGCTGTTGGTCTGCAGCTCCTTGCGCTCTAGCCATTTCAGCTGATTGAGCTCCTTGTGCAGAAGCCATTTGATTTGAAGCAGCTTGTTGCGCTGCTAAAGCTTGATTCTGAGATTCTTGCTGTCCTATGCTAGCAGAGCTTTGTTGTGCTTGTCTCATGTTTTGATTTGACAACGCTTGAGCTAAACCAGCAACACCACTACCACCAGCAGCACCAGCAAGATTACTAAGCATATTAGCTTGGCTTTGTTGAAATTGTTGTTTTTCAAACTCCGCTTGTTGTGTGTTAACAGTTAAGTCTTCAGCTGTATTTTGTAAATTACCAAATTGATTTTGCACATTTGCAAATTGGTTTTGAGCTCCAGCAAAAGCATTTTTAGCGCCAGCAAAAGTATTTTGAGCTCCTGCATATACATTTTTAGCATCTGCATATGGATTTGTAAGACCTGCAGCTAAATTACTAGTATCTAAGTTACCAAAAGCATCAACAGCTTGGTTCATTCTGTCTTCGGCCTGTGTGGCTTTTCTTTTCTCTGCTTTATCACCAAACCAACCACCACTTTCAGACCATATACTGTCAAACAAACCCTTAGCAGGGCTACTCTTTTTTAATTTTAATGTATTAATTCTTTTTCCTAGTGCCATGTTTATTTTTTCTTATTAATTATAATCACACTTTTTGTGTTTTATTTACTACTTTCTGTTATCTCAGTACCTACAGAGTATAATTCTACTCTATCTTTTCTTTGGTTAACCATTGTAACCTCAGCATAGTAACCAACCAAATTACTTTTATTAGCTTCATTGTTTTTAGAAAACAATATATAACTATTACTTAATGGTATGTTTATAGGTGTGTCAACAGTTATTGTAAACGGACTCACAGCTGTTATTTCACCAAACAATAAAGAGTTAGAGGCTGAGCCAATATCATACTGGTTGCCAGGCACGCCAGATGGCGCTGGTGTTAAAAACCAAGCCAAATCACCTACTTGTACTGATACGTTTATTTGATCTAAAAATGTTACTGTCATATTATCCTACTGTTAAAATGTTATCTAAATTTAGTTTCAATGTTATTGGTGCTTTACCGTGGTTTAAAACTTTAACATCAAGTTTTACGTTAGCAGATCTACTGCTACCAGTAAACACCACTGTTTGACCGTTTTCTATTGTTTGTGCCGAGCTTACTACAACTGAAACACCATTGTTTACAGTGTCTACGTGTGGTGCGTTAGCAGTAACACCTATACCTGACATTAAAACTGTGTCAGCAGCTTTTATACCGTCTGTACTTGTTATAGGTATTGTTGTGCTATTACTAACTACAGCGTCTGTTGTTGTTGTTATTGGGTCTATAGTAACTGCAAAATTATTTACTTCAAACTCAGTATTATTAAAGTTTTTAGCGTGAGCAGGTCCTTTGCCTGTAAAAGTTATAGTCCTATCATCTACATGGCTACTAGCTGTAGTGCTTAAAGTTATTGTACCACCTTTATCAGGTGTCATGATTTGTTTGTTTTCCTCATCAAAAATTAAAATATTAGGCACTATATATATAGGATTTTGTAACGTAGAATTTGTTTCGTCATAATAACCTTTGTTTATAGAAGTTATTGTAGTGCCAGTATCAATATCTGTACCGCTAACACCCATACCAACACTTAAACCAGTAATATCAGTTAATTCAAATTTATCTATATTAGAAGTTTTTGTACCTCTTGTTTTTTTAGTTGTTGTAAATTCAATGTCAGTTGCAATAGGTTGTCTTGCTATAACACACTGACTAGAATTAAGTGTTATATCCCAATTTATAGAAAATGAATTTGTAGCGCCTGTAGATATAACATGATTAGCACCTGTAGAAACAACATTACTAGGTTCTACAACAGCAGAGTTAGAGTGTAATAAGCTAAATGTAACAGCTGTATTACTATATTGCGATAAAAAACCTCTAGGAAATTCAAAGCTTTTTTCAATCGATAAATTACTATCTAATTCAGTGTTTCCTTTTGGTAATAAAGTCATTTTATAACCATCATTACCTGATATAGCTGGAAAAGATACATACCCTTTGTAAACACCGCTATTATCTATTGTCTTAGGATTCAACTCTACAACAGTTGCTGTAAATGCGGGTGTTGGTGGGGTTGCAAACGCAGGGTCAATGTTTTCTGGAAAATTATAGTAATAAGCATTAGATTTATTTCTAATTCTTAAACTAAACATAGCACCAGGATCTCCTTCAACAATATAACTTCTTATTGTTTTGGTAGCCTTCATAGGGCTAGTGTCCATAGTTATTTTATTTATTTTTTTCATATAATTTTTATTAATCAACAAACACTACGTTGCTATCAAAATACATTAAAAAGAAAGTTTCAGCTTCTGGTGTCCATATAGGCTCCCCAAATTGATTTAAAGCGGTTTGATCGTTTGTTCCATATCTTTTTTTAAACTCCATTGCTCTACCATCAGTATGAACATAAACTGGTTGGCCATTACCACACCCTTTTATTGAAAAACCTCTATAATGTGCTCGTTTTGGATTAACTTGAGGAACTCCAAAATTTGCACCTGCTGGTTGCACGTTTGGAGTATTCATGGCGTATTGAGGGTCCCAATCTGGCCCTAACCAAACATGTCTTAAGTTTTTTAAATTAATTAAAATTAATTGACTTTGCGATATAGTACCTAGTTTTGCAAAATTTGTTTCCTCAGTTTTAGGGTAAGCTAATTGAAGATCTATTGTTCTATTAGGGTCTGGCGGTGAGTAATTTGGAAATGCAGTTCCAGGCCCATACCATAATCCTACTGGCGAGTCGTGCGGATTACCACCTAACCTTAATGTAGAAGGGTGATCAATCCAACCAAAACCATTGTGGTATTCACCACCTGGTGTTAACAGCTGGCTACCGAGTGTCATACCATGAATATTTCCTTGATAATTCCACATTAGCTGGTAGTTATTTGTGCTATGTCCTCGGTTAGAGCCTAGTCCAGCAGGATGCACTTGGTCAGGAAAAGCATTGGTACTACCTCTTCTTGTGTTTATTAAGTTGTTACCATTTCTCTGGCCATAATTTTGCCCACTTTGAACAATTGGAGCTAACTTGTATTGAGGCACAAAACGATCAGCTGGACCAGTGGTAAAACCATTGTTAAGATCCCAACCGGTAAAACCTGGTCCTTGAGGCGGAAAGTTTGCACCAATACTGTCGTCAACATTATAATACATTTTACCTACTAAAGCACCTGAAATACTATTTAGCCCGCTTTTATTGTAACCATAACCGCAGGTTTCAACTTGCCTATAACTTTCGTCTGCATCCGCCGTTGTAGGTGTTGGTATAGTGCCGGGGGTGTGAGAATTCCAGTTTATATTAAGATCTCTGCTGTAACCGGTAAAACCTTGACTTGCGTGTCCAGCAGCTCTTTCATTTCTCAAGCTAGAACTACTACCTAAATTTCCATTATTGTTTCCAGGAGCTAAGTCATTAACAATAAATATAGAGTGACAATTAGGATTATCTATATGGTTTATATTAACCTCATCGTAACCAAGGTCAACAAGTTCTACGACTTTACAGTTAGTCCAGTTTGTTAAATCTAAAACTTCTCCTGAGCCTCCAATCGAGCAAGATTTTAAAGATAAAAAATCAAAGTTTGGCGCGTGTTGAAATAAAGTGTCTAACATGTCTAACCCGTGGTAAGGACTTGCAGGATCAGTTTCAGAGTGAATAAAACTAGTTATATATTGGTTATGTATAACAAGTCTTTTAAACGCTGGGTTTAATGCAAAGTCTTGAATACCAGAAAGATCAGTTATGTCTTGACCAATAGGAGACATCATTGTTTTGTGAGAAGGATTAGTTAATGGTGGAAATCCAAATCTTTTTAAATAAAAACCATCATTATGCCCACCACTAGCAGTCCAATACCTATCGTCAAAAGGCCCCCATGCATTTGCAAAACCTTGCGTACAGCTTAATCCATCGTAAACATACGAGCCGGTATTATCTTCCCAAGCCATGTGTGATAAGTATTCAGTTACTGTACAAGTTCCCGTTAATCCATTACCATAATCAACAATATTGTTTAAATTATTTGCAAAAGTAGAAGGTATACCACAACTTGGAGTTCCAGGTTGAGCTAAAGGACTTATTGTATCGTCAAAATTACCAGCATGCCCATAGTAAAGGCCAGCCATTTGAGTATTTAAACTACCTTCGTTCCAAGATTCAATAGCTTTTTCAAAAGCATTGTCATTAATCATGGTTTCTTTTATAGGATTTCCATTCCAAGGTGCAACGTTAGGGGTATCAATAGGATTACAACCAAAAACAACACAACTTCCATCATCAATTGTAGCATCAATAGGATTTGTATAAAAAGTAGTTGGGTTTGGATGGTTGTATGTTGTAACTCCATTTACAGATGTTGGATCGGTACAACCAGCATAAATACAAGAACCATCTTCGTGAGTGTAAAACGACTCATAGTTTATTGCTTGAGAATCTGTACAACCGTGGTATTCACAACTACAATCCATGTGGGTTGCGATAGCATTATAATTATCAGCGATAATATCATCACCTAAATTAATGTTGAGTTCTATACCGGTAAGATCTATATAGCTCCAAGTAGAATCGTAAGAATCATAGCCATTACACGTAGCTCCAAGACAAGCGTTTGATGGCCATATTGAATTACTACTACTGTTTACCTGCCCAGCAGCCATTCTACCATCATCCATGCACCCATAAACAACTGTAGTGCAACTTCCATCATCACAAGTTGCTAATGGATCGTAATTTGGAGAACAGTCATCAGTACAACCTTGAACTGAACTTGAACCACAAGCTGGGCAAGCACCACTTGTACACGCGGCTGCCATAGCATCTATAGGTGTTGCATAACAACCAGCAGGAGTATTAGCTTGCGCTGTAGGATCGTAAAAATCGCTACAAACAACATAAGTACCAGTACCACCTGAAACTGTAGTACAACCACCGTTAACAGTATCGCAATCCCAAGAATCAGGATATGTACAACACCCATTGTTTGTTATTGTTATTGAAGTTCCTAAAGGCAAAACATAACCACTACAAGTTGTATTAAAATTATACGCTAAAGAATCGTTACAACCTTCGTAATCACAAGATCCTGGTGTTGTCGCATAGTATGTGTTACCATTGTATACTGTGGAGAAAAATGATGATGAGTTTGGATCCATACAGCCAGTGTATAAACACTCGTTAGGATCACCTGGGTTAGAGTGTGTATTAAATATAACAACTGCACCAACAGCTCCGTAAACACCTCCAGTATCTATATTAAAATTATCCGCGGCTGAATCTCTACAACCAACTAGTGGTGGTTGTAAGCCAGTGGCAAAGCCAACACCTTGTATGTTAAACGCACTAGAATCTAAATCTCCTGCTGTTATTGTCATAATTTCTTACCCTTTATATAATTAAACCATTTACCTTCTTTTTCTATAAACTCTTGAACATCACCATCTTGTTTGTTTGTTTTTATATCTGAAACAATCCAACCATCTATTCCAGTTAAATTGTAAAAACCTCTATTTGAATTTGACTGAACTACTGGGTGTGCAGTTTCTTGAACAACACTCGCCTCTGTACCCTCGTAATTTAAAGTATTAAAAGACTTTACAACACCTGGTGAAGCGTTAAATAAAAACGTTACAGATGAAACTCCAGGTTGACCATAAAAAGAATTTCTATCAACAACTGGTGAATGGTGCTTGTATAAATAACCATGTTTATATGTGTAATACTCACCAGAAAGACTTACACCTTGCTCTGGTTCAAAGCTTTTAAAACTTTCCCAACCTCTATTTTTTTCAGAATAACTAACAGTTGATTGTTCATCTCCATAACTAACTTGAAGTAAAGAGCACTGATCTTTGTTTATAGACAGATTATACAAGTTTTTCTTATCATCATAACTACCTATTATCCTGTATTCATTGCTATTCTTTAAAACATCGATAAAATAGTCTTTCATACCATAATCTGATATAGGTGTTAAACCATCTTTAGATAATCTAAGTACTGTTCCATTTTTAGCGTCTGTAAAATAAGCCCTATAACTTTCTTTAGCAAAAGACTCTGGGTTTGTTGAGATTCCAAAATCACCACTAAAAGGCATTGTTTGCCCAAGAACATTGTTTGTTGCTATTAACTGAGGATTACCATCAGCATTAAATATTGCGTCTTTGTTTGCTGCTATTCTTACAACTCTGTCTTCACAAAAAGATATTAAATCTGTTTGTCTTGAAAACAATTTTTGTATACTTCCGTAAGTAGGATTTAAATCTTTAGTTATTTTTTCTGCTTGTATAAATTGATTTAAATCATTTACACCACTATTACTATTATATATACCGGAATATATTAAACCACTACTTCTTCTTTCTTCTTCGTATGGCTCATCAATAGTTGTAGAAACCTTAACACCTTTGCTTAGTTTCTTTTCGTTAAAAATATCTCTTATTCTATCAGACTCAACACCATTACCATATGAAAATGTATTGTACCAGGATATGCCTATTTTATTAGCGGCCACGTTAGAACTACTAACTTGATAAGCGGTTTCTGTCCAAGGCATATTACTTGTTACATAGTTAGTTTGATTACCTATTTCTAAACTTGGAGTAACAGATGCAAATTCTGGAACTGTAACAGGATTTATCCAAGCACCTCTAAGAGTTGTAAATGAATTGTCTGGTCTAACAAATCTTAATATTAAAGTTTGTTGATCAGTAACGTCTAGTCTACCCATACCTAAAATATCTAAAGGCTGGTTAAACTTAATCATTAACTCACCATAGTTATTTATTTCCCAACCAGTGACAAATGTTATACTTGTTGCGCTAACAACGTAAGGATGTGACTTACATGTAACAACACTACCTAAAGGAACCCACTGCTCAGCTGTTTCAATAGTTAATTTTGTTGGATAAGAATCTGATGCTTGGTAAAATATATTTAAATCAATATTTTCTTTTGGTTCTGTTTCAAATATAACTGGGTTGCTACTTGATATTATATCAGCTTCTTCATCTTTTCTTTGTTCTATAAACTGTATTGTTTGCGGCGTAGATACTTGTGTTGCTGAGTTTGCTTTATCTGGATCTGTTACAGGATCTCCATTTATTAAAGTACCATTAGGACCAAGTATATCTTTATCAATAGGAATTACATACGTTAACCTTCTATTGTTCGCAGAAGAAAATCTATTCCACACTTCTTGGTATTTTTCATTTGAATTACCCGGTGCTGGGTTAGGTTTACCATCTGCAACCCATTGGTCAAATCTATATTTTACTTCACCCCACTCAGTATGGTTATATCTTCTAATTTTTTGTATACTAACATTATCTGATATAGTGTATATTGTAGAGTATTGATCACCTAAAAATCTAAATTTACTACCAGGTATTAAATTTTTTGTCACAGAGTTTTGATCTGCATGGTCAGGATTTTGACTACTACCAACTTCCCATATAAAAGCTTCGTTAAAATCAGCATAGTTTATTTCTTCTCCACTAGGACCTGCAAAAGCACTACCATTTACACCAGAGTCAGGTTTTATTTGACCAAAAGATAATTCTATATAATCTTGACCTGCATCGTTAAATATACCCCTACCGTAGTTAAAATTACCATCTGTAGCGTTCACGTTGTTTGGATTATGTATATTAGGGTGATTACCACTTGGGTGAACTCCGGCATAAAAAACTTCATCTACAAACCAACCGCTTGATGGTTGTCCACTAACAAATTGAGGGCCTATTAAATCAAACACATCGTCCCAATCCTTCGAGCTATCTGTAGATGTTTCAGCGCTAACCATGTTTGTACCCGCGCTATGTATTACAGATCCAGATTGATTTAAATGAGGATTAAAACCGTTGTTTGATTGGTAGTACTCCCAAGTAGTGCCGTTAGGAGTTAACTGTAATGTTGTTGTACCATCTTGAATACCAAATTTTCCTTGATCAGAAAAATAGAAAAAATTAAAAGAAGTTATTACCCCGTAAAAAGTTTCAGATTCTACGTTAGTATTTAAATACTGGTCTGAAATTCCATCGCCTTCTATTTTAACAAAAAACTTTCCAAAAAACTCTGGCTTAATATCAATAATTTCTTTGTAAAAAGATAATTGTAACTTACCATCGTATGTAGCAGCTGTAACATCACTGTACATCCAGTCTTCACTACTATGTATAATTTTATCTAAAGTTATTGTATACTCGTCATTGTCAAGCGTAACGTTTATGATGTTGTATTTTCTTGAGTATTGTCCTCCAACTTTAAAATCAAATACATTAACACCAGCGTCTTGCAAGTTTACAGCTGTTTCTTCGCTTAATCTAGTAGCTTCAATTTTAAAAGTTCTAGACAAAGGAGACAACAAAGTGTCTAAATTAGTATTACCAACACCTGTTGTAAATATATGTGTTATTGGTGGAGTTGGAAGAAGATTTTGATCACCAACAGCTTTTATAACTAGTTTTTGTTTTGTTTTTATATAATCTGGAACTTCATTTTCTATTGAAACCACTTTATATCTAGCCTTATCTTCTACTAAAGTGTCTGAATCAGCTGGTTTTTTAAGTATTAAAAATGTATCTTCTTGTATTTTATTTCTTTCAGAAGAAGGAAACGATAACCATAAGTTACCATCTTCAGCTCTATAAACCCTGTCCATAACAACATTGTAATATTCATTTGAAGTTTCTTTCACATAAACTCTAAAATCTGTTGCCCAACTAGGTGGAAAAGAAACTATTTTAGAAGTTAATAACGTGTAGTCATCTGCGTATTGTTTTGTTACATCTACAGTTGCTTCTGAATTACTAAACACAGGTGTTTCCCTACCGTATTCGTCTAGATATGTAAATCCTAGCTGGTATTTTCTATTTGATTTTAATGATGGATTTCCTAGTAAATTCTCTAAAGGTTCTGCTTGTAAAAAAGGAAAATCTAACTCTGGATTGTTTATCGCTTGCTCGTCAAAATAAGTATCATTGTATAAAACTCTGTTTGTTGTTATTGTAGTAGTAGTAATACCACCTCTAGTGTTAGTGTTGAGAATTAAGAGAGGACTCCACCTGTCATCTAATGATGTTTCTAAAACTGGTTTTTCATATAGGTTTTCTGGAGAGTTATTTCTTAACGTGTAATTTTGTAAATAATTACCGTAAACAAGTCTATTACCAGTTATTTCTTGAGCCAATGCTTTTCTTGGAACGTTATCCCAAGATCTAAACGATTGGTTTTCTGGTACAGCTGCATATATAATATCGGATTTTATTTCGTATTGATCAGATTGCCAGTGGTTGTACATTTGAGTACCAATAGAAACGTGTGCGTAATCATTGTACCTTAACTTATCAACTACATATACATTTGGAGAGTTAGAATCGACGTATAAAATATCAACTTGAATAACATCATCTGGCATATCACTAGCTATAATGTTTCTTAAAGTTAATCTTATAAGTTGGTTTTGCATAGCCTTGTTGTAGGCTTTTTTAGAATCATAATTAAATTTACCAGGCTCAAAAACAATGTTTGAAAAAGGTGAAAATGTAGAATACTCACCGTCTTGGTATCTCCATCTATAACCAAATCTTGCCATGTTTTTTTCAAACAAACTTTTTTCATCTAAAACTCTTTGCACATTAAAGTCTTCTCTAACCGTGTTTGTAGGGTCAATTACAGTATTAGATGATATGCTTAAAATTTCTAACTTGTATGTATTTGGGCCATGTGGTATTGTAAGTGGACTCTGTGGGAAAGGTTGAGGAAAAACTTCTACTGTATTACTTATGTTTTCTAGTACTTTACATCTAACAGAAAAATTTTCAGGCAATTGTAATAAGCTAGATTGTTCTAAAAATCTTATTTCTTCTCCTACAATAAAATTATTTCCGCCTTGAAAGTTATCAAATTGTATTTTTACTACATCACCAGGATCGCTTAATAAAAACAAGTTTGTAGGTAATCCGTTAACAATTTCTTGTTGGTTAGTAAAATTGTAAGATGCTGTAGCTAATAAAGCATATTCAACTTTTTCTTCTACTAAAGGTTTGTTTTTAGGGTATTTTTTTATTACAGATATATTTTCTTCTTTTACTAATATATCTTCTTTAATACCAATACCTCTTTCCTCTACTATAAGTCTAGTGCTTCTTTTTCCATTAGGATCAGTACCTAACGCACTTCTTGGAACGTGTAATTTTTTAGGTTCAGAATCATTGTCTGTCCATAATAAAAAATCATAAAGTGTGTTTATACCAGTAACTATACTGTCACAGTTAAAGTTTAAAAGTCTTTTCTTTGTAAAAACTATGTAATTATAATCAGCAATAGAAGAGTCTATAAGTTTATTTCCATTAGCAAAATTAAGACCGTCGTGTTCTTCTTGTAAATTCTTGTCAAATATAACACAAGTACGACCATTTAAATCTCTATCTACACTTATAACAGTTCTAACTATTGGTGTAGTTTCTTGTGAAAATTGACCAACAGGTTGAGAAAAGTTTGCTACGTTACTGTGAGCACTACCATTAAAAAAATACGCGGTCATACCAACACTAACTTGCTCGCGATAAGCTCCTGGCATAAAATCTAAAGTGTAAAAATGCTTGTTACTAGTTCCATTAAAAACAGTTGAGCCAGGTGTATTTAAATTTAAACCACTTGCATTGTTACCACTAGGATAAAAAGATGTTTTTAATAAAAAATTATCTACAAAAACTGGATTTATTATTTCAGAAACAGAATTGTATTGGTATATTTTGTCTCGCCACCAAGTGTTAGCTACAGCGTCTAACAAACAACTTCTACAACTCCAATCTAAAACACCTGAATCTTCATTGCCTTCTGTGTTATAAACAACTTTACCAGACATAGGAGATGCAACAAACCAATATATAAGATCTTTTGACTCGTCTGCAATAGTTCCAACGCATCTACTACCATGATCAATACCAGAACCCGACCCAGCAAGTCTTTGAAGATTACCTCTAACATTTTCAATAACACCAACATTAGAGCCGTCAGAATTAGAAACTTGTATATTCAATGCATTTCTATATTCGTTATTAGGCACTAATCTCTCGTCAAGGTCTTTGTTCATCTTCCCCGCCGTGAAAGTGTTTTTAATCTGTGGCATATACTAGTGTTTTATTTGCTTAGACTTACCTCTAAGTATTTGAGTTAATTCTTCTAATTTTAAATTTGACAGTCTTAGTTTTGCTGTTCTAACAGAGGCAAAACGATCTCTTTTAAATCTTTGTACTATATACTCTTGAACGTTAGCTCTTGTGGAAAGTATTGCGTATGCTATACACTTGTACATTGCCTCTTCAGCAAACTTATGAACTTTCATTTCACTGTCAGTGCCAAGCGTATCGCTTATATATTCTATGATTACAGTTTTTCCAGAAATATTAGAGCTAAAATTAATTATTCCAGCCATGCAATCAATGTAATAAGACCCGTTTGTTTGTGCGTGTTGCGGATCTAAACCGTATCTTTGACCTCTATTTAAATCATACATATCTGTGTCGTAATCGTAACCGTCTACAGTATCTTCTATAGTTTTTGCTGATTTGTATTTTGTTTTTGTATCTGATGTTTTATTTAAATTTGCAAATATAAGCTCTTCACTGTCAAAGCGGACTTGTGATGCGGTTATAGTTGGAGCGTATGTGTTTGTACCAACTTGACCGCCTAACAACCACTGCTCATACTCTGGTGTTGACAACGTTACATTATAAGGAAAAGCACTACTACCAGCTATACTATTTATAGCGTGAATAGTTGTTCCGTTAGGTATTCCAGGTCCAATAACACTCATACCAACAGCTATATCGTGGCTATCTTTTAGTTGAATAAACATACCGTGGCTAACTCTTTCGTTTGAATTTCCAGAAAAAAGTGTTGGCCCGTACTTTAAATTTCCAGTACCATCTGTATCAAAATCAACTCTTATTTCTTTTTCATATTGTTCTAAAGGATTATCTGATTTTATTAAACCATCACCATCAAAAGCAGATGATTTACCAGATTTTGTAATACCATATTCTTTAAAAGGATCTGCAGGTGTCGCTTGATAAGTGTTGTTTTCAAACTTTAAACTACCATCTGTATTTTGTTGAAAAGCTTTTGGGTTTGAAGTTTTAGACATTGGGTACAAAGGTCTATAAACACCAGCATTATCTACCCAAGAAACCTTAACATAGTTAACATAGTCTTGCGGTAAGGGTAGACTTAAAGTGTTTGGAACTTCAAGCTCCATAGATTTGCAAGATTTAAAAGTATCAAAACTTAATTCTTGTAACGCGCGTTTAGCGTGAAACGAAACGTCTGTTTTTTTTATTTTAGGAATTAACTTGTCTTCACCAACATAAGCAATTATAAATTGATTTATTATATTTTCTAAAGACGTAAACTGATAACTACCATATGATTCGTCTCCGCTATTCTGAACACCATCTGGGCCTTCATAATATTGTCTTGCTGATTGATTTAGTAATCCCATTTATTATATTTTTTCTTGTTGAGTATTTTTTTGATCTTCTTGAGTTGCAGAAGCGTAAAGACCACTATCTTTTAGCATTATACCTGATAATAATAATATTTTATTAACAAGCTCTTTCTCTTCTGAAGCGTGCAATTCAAAGTTTACAGATGATGTTGCGTTATACAATGCTTTACCATCAATAACAACATAACCCCAATTAACTTTGTTTGGCTTGTGTATTTGAGTTGCTGTAATACCTGAGTTTATACTTTGTGGATAAACTTCTATAACTTGTTGTGATGCTGAGTTCTTTTTTCTAATGTAAACTGGTTGAGTTTGTGATGGCGTTGACAAAGGGCTTAATTGTATTCTATAAAGCTCTTCATGTTCTATTTCTTCAACTGGATATTTTGATTGATACATTACAGTACCAAGTCTATAAAAGTCATCAACACCGGTAGATGCCGGTAAAATAAACTCACTACCAGCACCGTTTGCTAAATTTTTAACTTGTTTAAAGACACTTATTTTTTCATCAAGTAGATTTGTTATATTAGAAAACTCTGTATTGTTATCAGGCATTCTATCAAACTGACTTAATTCATAAAAATATTGCTCAAATATATCTATCTGAGCTTGGTTAGCAAATAAGTTAAACTCTTGAGGTGTTATATAACCTCTTTGTTCTTTGTTCGCAGCTGCTAATACTCTTTGATATATAGTGTCTATACTTATCATATTTATTATTTTTTATACGGAAAAGCTTTGTTTAAAGCTTCTTTTCTTTTATTACACCCACAACCTTTTTTACCAAATACACCATTCTTGTCTAAGTATTGTGTAAATGATTTTATACCAGTCGCTGTTGTAAATTTTTCTACTGTATCTCCTAGTCCTTGTGATTTCATATTTAATTTTTTAGTAGTTGCAGTCGCCCCGTAGAGCGACCGCTTCTACAGTTTGATTATTTTAATTGTTTTTCTATATTCGCATATATTTCCATGCCTTCGTCAGTCTTAAACCAAGCAGCTAAAGCTGAATACGGGTGTTCATCAAATGGAACATTCATTAGTTTTCTATCATTTGATCCCCACATAAAAGTTCTATTATCAGTAGATAATTTCAATATTCCTAATTCAGTTGCTTTGATACCAAAGTTTCTAAGAACAACATTGTCGTCTTTTAACAGTTCTAAGAATAAAGAAGGATTGTTTCTAGCAAATAGCAATAAATCTCTTTTAAGCTCTTTAGAACTCATCTCTGCAACTCTAGAACCTAACTCTACTCTCATTATAGCTTCTGCCATATCTATATCTAGCTCTCTAGCTGCTAGTATTGCATCGGCTTCCATTTCTAGTATCTCTATTTCAGTAGCCGCTTCTTTAGCAGGTTGGTATTCGGTGAATAATTTATCTTTGTGTGGGTGATATAAAGATAATAGCCTTTGTAAAGTTGTTTTTTCTTTTTCAACAAACAAGCTACCGTTTCTAAATACAATATGAGAAAGTCTTTGGTCACCTTGCATTTCGTCAACAAATGGTGTTCTTTGGTTTTCACAATATTTTAATTCTCTTTCATAACCTTTATCTGCGTCAAAATAATATATGTTAGAACTTCTTAACGTAAATGAAATTGGTTTTTTGTTACTTTTTAAATTGTAAACTCTATCTTTTATTTCCCATTTAGGTTTTGTAGGTTTTTGTGTTTTAACTACTGGAGTTTCAACAACAGGTACCTCCACCTCTTGTGTTTTTTGTTTTTTTGCCATAATATAATATATAATAAAATTAATAAAATAAAGGGTCGAGGCCGAAGCCTCGATCCCTTAAATAAATGTGCTTATTTCAATAACATGAAATTGTTAGCACCTTGAGTAATTAAACATCTTTCAGTTAAGAAGTGTAAGTGCATTGCATCTAAAGCAGATGTAGCAGCACCAACAGAACCAGTAACCCATGACTTCATTCTTCTGTCATCAGTTTGTGAAGCTCTGTATCTAACGTGTAAGAAAGGTCTTTTCATACTTTGCCCTACAGTTTGGTCATAAACTGAAGAAGTACCAGCTGGGATCATAACCCCTCTAATCGCATTTGCAGCGTTAGCAGCGTTAATACCACCTCTTGTAGACTTATCGTTTAAGTATCTGAAGTCAGACTTGTAGAAATCGTAAGATCCACGTCTGAAACCAGAGAAACCTAAGTTTAATGCCATATCTTCAGAGTTGTTAAATACACCGTATGATGTACCACCAGCTCCGTAAGAATTCATAGCAGCTAACATATCGTCCATAGCTAAGCTAGTTCCTCTGTTAACAAACATCATGTATTCTTCAATAGCACCTTGCTTATCAAATTCTGCTAAGATAGCATCAAATTCAGCTAAATCAGTAGCAGCGTTAACACCAGTAACACCAGTAGTAACATTACCTCTGTCTTCGATAGCATCGAATAAACCTTGAGTACCAACTACATCAGCATTGTTACGTATGTGAGCATCAACAGAATTGGCATTAACACTATCATCTCCTTTAACAGACTCTAGCATAGACATTTCTATGTAGTCAGTAAAACGAGATCTTGTGTCAGACTCAGCTTTTAAGTACCATAAGTAACCTGATTGTCCAGCTTCAGTAGAAACTTCAACCCAACCAATTCTAGATGCATCAGAACCTGATACTTCGTAGAAATCTTTCATAATAATTGGTTTGTTAGTAAAAGTTTTAAAGTCAGGCTCGTTAGACGTGTGTCTTTCTAAAGTTGTAGAAGCAGCACTGTTACTGTAGTAACCAGTTCCTTTACCATATTCAGAACCATAAACTAATAAAGTTGTACCTTTAGCAGTAGTTAACTGATCTACTTGAGTACCGTCGTAAGACTTAACTGTAATAGCAGCCGCGGTAATTGTAGTTACTAAACATTTGAATATACCGTTAGCATTTGCTACTAAAACAGTATCATTAACTCTAACACCGTGATTAGCAGCAGTAAAACCTGAAGCCTCATCAATATCGTGAGTTACTGTAAAAACGTCGTTACCAGACATATTACCTTTGTAAGATAAATGTAAACGACCTTGCTCAGACCAAACAACTTGGTCAGCAGTCATCGCTTCTTCTGCACTAACTTGTGATAGGAAACCAGAAATTGTTCTAGGTCCGAAAACCTCAGCTTCTTTTTCCATCAAGTCCGGCAGGTATTGTTGTCCCCAACCTGCATTTGATGCAGATGAAAGATCTAGATAATTTGTAGCGAAAGTCTGCTTTTGTGAAGCAGGTACGCTGTTCAGGTTTGCACCCGGATTAATTGCCATAATTTTGTAATTTTAAATTTATAATTTATTTATTATTTTTAATTTTAAACTTAAAGTTAGGAGAATCATCGTTAAGCACTCTTACTTTAGGACCACTTGTGTTATCGTTAGAAAATGATTGCCTAGGATCCATACTTACGTTTTTTGCCTTGGCAACACTATCTTTAATAGCGTCAGCTTTTCCTTGTTCATAAAAGTGATTAGCAATAGCATCAGCGTTCATAGCCGTAAACAGAGACTTATGATAACCTTTAGCATCTGACATTTCATTTTTTTCATTCAAGAACTTCTTGACAAAATTATTAATATCGCTTTGGCTACTTTTAACCTCTTGAGCATTTTTCACATTAAACCTATATCTTTTATCGCCGATGTTATATTCAAAACCTTTGAACTTATCGTTAAAAACTTGATTCGTTTTATTTAAAAAATTATCAGTTTGTTTTTTTGCTATCTTTTGAGTTTCTTCCGACTCCTTGTTATATCTATTAAAGAAATCCCAAGCTTTTTGTTGTTCAGGTGTTAACCTAGAACCAGCTTTAATTTCTTCATAGTATTTGGACTTTTGCCCGTCCAAGTGGCTTTTAGCGTTGGCAACTTGCTCTTTTAACGCTATTTTTTTCTTTCTAATCTCTCTTGCTTCATCTTCTTCTTCATCGTATGAAAACGAATCTTCTATTAAAAAACTAATTTCATCGTCTGTTAAGTGAGATTTTGTTTGTCTGTAATATTCTCTAAGAACTGTTATATCGTCGTAATTAGAAAAATCTTGATTAAGTCTTACATAATCTTCTAAAGTACCACCAGTTTCCTCCATAAAATCTACAACTTTTTGTAAATTTTCAGGCAAAGCTTTACCAGTTTCTTTAGCTTCTTCAACAGCTTCTTGTATTTCTTCAACTTGCTCTTGAACTTCTTCTTCAGTTACTTCCTCTAATACTGGAGCTTCTTGTGTTTCAGTCTCCGGTTGTACTTTTTCTTGTTTTTCTGTGGTAGTGGTGTCTTCATCGACTCTAACCACTCCTTCGTTGTCAGTGTTATTTTCTGCAACCTCTGTTGTTTCTGTGGTTTCATTTTTTATTTCTTCTTTTGGTTCTATTGGTTTGTCTAAATCTACTTTTGTAATATTGTCATCTACTTTTTGCTCAGTACTAGACATGTTTACTTTTGTAACTTCTTCAGTTACGTTTTCTACGTTTTCTTCCATAATATAATATAATAATAATTAATAATTTACCTAGGATCAAAAGAACCTAAGTCAAAGCCTCCTAAAGAATCATTACCTGCAGACTCAAAGTTTTTAGGTGCTTTTTCCTTTTTTCTTTGGTCTATAAGTTCACTTTGTTGAGTGGCTTGTATTCTTGTTCTTTCGTCCTTACGATCTTCTTTTTCTTTTTCTTTTGTTTTAACAGCTTGTGCCTCCATAGACTTTAACTGCATATTCATCTGAAACTCTAGTTGCATCAACTCTTTTTTGTACATAACTTCTTGAGCTTGTTGTTGAGCTTCAAGCTGAGCTTTAACTTGCTCTAGTTGTGCCTGTGACTGGCTAAGCGCTTGTTGTTTTTGCATTTCCATCTGAGCAGAAGCTTGTTGTGCTTGTATGTTAGCTTGAGACTGCGCTTGAATATTTTGCTGTTGCATTTGCTGATCTCTTTCTAGCTTTCTTTTTCTACGTATTTTTAATAATTGATTAGCTAGCTTTATGTTTTTAATTTCTCTAAGGTCAATAGCATCTGTTAGCTCTATAAGTTGTTGTTGTAATGCCATTTGTATGTTTTGCTCTAGCATTGCTTTTTCCTCATCATCTGGTGTTAGCTCTAAAAATATACCAAAGTCATATAAATGTAGACTTGACATTTCTTCAAGTGTAGCTACGTTATGATTACCTATTTGATTTATAAAGGCATCTTTAGTTGGTGAATACTCTATAATATCAGATATTCTAAGTGATAAACATTCAGCAACTTCTGATGTCAAGTATAAACCAGCTTGTAGTATATGTCTTGTAGCGGTATTAGAATTAGCTGCAGCTAGCTTTTGTACTCCAACTAATGCTTTTGGATCTGGTGTTGCAGCATCTCTAGCTTCGTTTAAACCTGTCGTATCTCTTATCATTTGTAAATAATAGTTGTACGTACCAATTAAACTTTGCATTTTCTGCCCACCAGAGCCTGATTGTATTTCTTGAATAGGTACTTTACCTGGGTTCATATCACCTTCAGATGTCATTGATCTACCAATAACAGAACCTGTTTGGAAAAACATATTCAAAGCTTCCTGAGGATTATAATTTGTACCATTACCTAAATCTATTTCTGCTAAACCATCAGCATCTAAATAAACACCGTCAGGCACCATACGTGATAATACTTGCTGTAGTTTTAAATGTGTTAACTGTATCATGTCAGCAAAACCAGTAATACGACTAACTAAGCTTTCAATTTTACCTTTGTACATACGTGGAGCAACTATAGCGTAGTTCATTTTAACTTTAGTAAAATCACTCTTTGGCCTCATCATGTTTTTAGCCATTTCCCATTTTAACAGCTTGCTTGTACCTAATACTATAGCACCATCATACAAACACTCGATAGATCTTTGTAACCTACCAAAACCACCCTCCATGTTTTCTGGTGGATTAAACGTATCATCTTTTGGTAGAACTTTATCAGCACCGCTACCAGTTTCTTTTAACTTGTAAACTTGATTCATATATGTTTTATAGTTAAAATATAAAACTTGAACCTTATTGTTATCAGACTCGTTTACATCATAATTATTACCGTAGCTATTTTTATAAGAGCTTTTGTTTTTTAATATATCCTCAAGGTCAGCTTCAGTTAAATGTGGAAATTGTTTTGCAAGCTCGTTAACAGGTATGTTTTTAACTTCACCAACATAATATAAATCATCAAAGTAAGGTGATTTTGTATAGGAGTAAACTAAATCAGCTGGGTCAACATAATCAATAACAACACCTTCAGAAGTATTA